GGAAAATATACAAGGTGTGTTCCAATAAGGCCGCCGCCAAACGGTAATACATTAATGTTATTAAACTTTTGCTCTATTTTCCATTCAGCAAGTTCATGTATGTATGCTACATTTAATAACTGTACTGCACAAGCCATATTAACTCTAATATTAGGTCCTGCGTTATCTAATTTATGTAGGTTTGCACTTACGTCTTGCCATTTACTAGGATAGCGTATATAATCATTCTTATCTCCGTATGCATCAACACTAAAGTTAAATGTTACTTCTTGAAAGTGTTTCCACAATGCAAATAGTTTATCAGGTAGTTCTAATCCATTACTGTTATAACGTATACAAATATTTTTACTAAAGCCGTTGTCAACCATAAACTCTAGTATAGCATAATGCTCTGGTATTAGTAAAGGTTCTCCACCAGCAAAATACAATTCTTTAATATGCTGTGATTGATCTTTCATTGAATGTAAGAAACTTCCTTTTTTATACCAAGTATAATCAAAGTCTTCATCCCAACTTTGTTCTGCAATTAAATCTTTGTTTGTATATTTAGGTTTTTGTAGTTTCCATTCTTTAATCCAACTGCTTGAATCATGTGGACTACACATTACACACTTTAATTGACACAAGTTGCCAAGTCGTAAGTCAAAGTAAGGAATATTAACAGGCAAATTACCTTCTGCATCTGTTTTATCTACAATACTATCAAGGTCTAAACGCTTTTCCCACACTTTAGTTTCCCATTGACGCTTACTTACGATGCCTTTTTCTTCTTCTGCAAAACATTTACGACAACTTGCAGGTATTTGGTCATTTAGCATTTGCAATCTTGTGTTACGCATATGCTCACTATTCCACACTTCTTCAATAGTATGGTCACGCATGTTCATAGCAATGCCGTCCTTTTTAACAAGGCCTGCTGTTTTGTCATCTTCAAGTCCAGCACCTGATGCATTAGCAGTACAGCAAACTCTAACATCACCATTAGGTCGTGTTGCTAAGTGTATCCATGGTAACGGACAAAATGTCTTACGCATGTTCATGCCTTTCAAATTGTGCATTCATTTTGTCAAAACTTCCACATTGTTTTGAACATTCTTTTAGTCCGCAAGTGCTCCATGTCTTTTCTATCTTGTTAAAGAAGTTTGAAGAAAACACTTCTTGCATAGTATTCCTATGCAAATTAGGGAATTCTTTAATTTTTATCATATAATCTATTTTTGAATGGGCGTGTTGTGGTAACCATTCTAAATCTAACCAACAGCACGGACTAACATTTCCATTAGCACTAATATACAGTTGCTTGTCTTGAACTGCTTTACAATTAATAGTTGGTAATGTTTCGTTCCTAGCTTTTTCTGCTGGTGCAATCATTTCTAAACTTTTTTGCGACGGTAATAGTGTATGTGTAACATTGTAGTTGTCATCTATTACATCAAACTTACCATCTTTAAATCTTGTTGTATGCTTAATACTAAAGCCTTTAAATCCCATGTCTTTACTTAATTGTTCACAAGTATCTACTTGATGTTCATTGTGTTTGAATACTAACATATCCCAACGTGCATCGCCGCCTTCGTCAATAAAATGTGATGCATTTTGCATAATCTTATTAAAGTCTGTATTGATCCTGTATAACTTATGAGTGTCTTCTAAACCGTCAATTCCAAAAACAACTTTAACTTTTAGTTGTGCAAGTTGTTTCCACCATGTAATATTTCTTCCACTTCCGTTAGTGTGCATCTGTAGTGTCATTTCAGAGTTTGTATCACGCAGGTATTGAAAAATTTCTAATGTATCTTTAGCGACAATAGGATCACCCAAATTACCACACATACTAAGAAACTTTAATTGACGTACAAAGTCTCTTGGAAACCAATTAACAAATGTTCCTAGATCTATTTCATCTAAATCTAATCCTTCAAGTAATGGGCCGCCATGTAAACGTCTTGGACACATAGGGCATCTTGCTTGACATTTGGAAGTTACTTCTAAATGTATTGCTGTTATGTCTGTGTAATTATACATGCTGTGTTCCTATAATCATAAATCTTTTATATTTTGCTAATTGTAATTCGTTTGCTGTTTCAACATTTAACTTTGATTTCTTTACAAATTCATCTAATGTTTCACTACAATTAATATGTTCATCTAATTCAAAGTAATTGTTAGATTGTAAAATTATTTTTGCCGATGATGGAACATTATCTAACCATTGCATATACTGCTCTTGTGTAATATGTTCACAACTGGTATTGATAACAAAATAAGGATTAGTTGTATATTCATAACTACACATGTCTCCTGTAACTGCTTCAAACATACCTTCCATCTCTTGACGTTTGTTTATTGTACTTGCAATTTGTTTACAAGCTGGATCAATATCAATACTTATAATATGTTTAATACCAATGTCACTATTAAACAACATATTTGCTAGTACACCGTTCCAGCCGCCATGTATTACAGCATTAGCATTACTAATTGCTTTAGATTTTTTACTTAAACATTCTATTAACCAAGTTTTAGATTCTAACTGTCCTCCCCAGAAACTTTCAAGCGTACGGTCACGGTCATCGCTGTTGCGAATTGCATCCATCCAAAACTTAATATCTT